GTTCTGAGTGCCGTATTAGCTGCAAGAAGACGGTCTATCTCCGCATCCTGCATTGAGGTGGTTTCTTTCATGAGGTCTTTGAAACTGGAAATCGTGTTCTCAAACATGCCAGACATCATGTTCATGGTTTGTGTTTGATTCTTTTCTATCCGCTCAGAAGATGTCTTATTAGCTTCCGCTATCTGGTCTCTAAGCGTGCCTATCTGTGTTTCGTACTTATTGGCTAGTTCCTGGGTGGCCTGGTAAACCGGGTCATTCTTGGGGTCGAACAGCGCGTTCAAAGCCTCTTGGTTCTCTGGCAAGGTCGGGTCAAAGCCCATATCCATGGCATCTTTGAACTGTTTATAAGCAGATGTGTACTCCGCCCCCGGTGCGCCGATGCGGGTGGCCTGGCCCATGGCCGTGCCCATGCCTTCTGGGAGAGCCACGCCAGGTTGCACCATTGTCTCGCCGCGAGCAATAGCTGAAAGTACCGATAGGTCTGCTGGTGACTCAGCGTACTGGGCGGCATAGTTCAATAGGTCGGTCTCAGTGGGCCGGTCCATGAACGCCTGGACGCCTCGGGCTAGTTCCCAGTTGCCCTGCTCGATAGCCTTGGCAACTATCATCTCTAGTGAACGGTGCGGGACCTGATAGCCAGCAAGCTCTTGTTGGGTGATGTCACCGGCCATGCCGTAGCCCAAATCTTGGATTCTGCCTTGAGCATCTAGCGCAATCTTACGGCCTGTCGGGTCTTCCGTGATGGTCGGCGCGAACATGTCGCCAGGGGTATCCGCAGTTGAATACCGCAGGTCGCGTTCCTCTTCGGCCTTTTCGCGGACTACCCACTTACCTTCTGGGGTAGCTACGACTTCATACCCGGTGGGGCCAACCATGAATCCTTCGGCAGTTTCTTCGCCGCCGGTGTCTTTCAACCACTGTTCGGCTTCTGCCCTAGTACCGAACTGACCGCCTGGTTGCTTACCTGTATAGACGGGATATATCTTGCCGTCATTTCCCGCACGAAACTCATACTGGCTCGTGTCAGCCCCTGTTTTTTCTAATGCAGCTCTGGCTTTAGCTACAGTATCGTGGCCCTGCGTAGCAGCTTCCGGCTTTATTTCTCTAATTACAAATTCGCCTTGTGGGCTTGATGCCATTTCCCATTTAGTAGCATCGAGACCTGCATCTCTAATGAAAGCGTCGCCTGCATCAATGCTTTCAAAGCCGCCCTGACCCGGTGGGACTGTGACTACCCATTGGCCGTCAATCTCTTCGGCCTTGGCATTAGGCGTCCTACTGGCAATTTCATTAGCCATGCGCTTATTGCCAGTGCCTTCACCCAATTCAGCGATGACCTTACGGGCTGTACCTGACGGACTAGGCTTTATAACAGGTTCACCAGTCACCGAGTCGTAATGTTCTTCACCTAAAGTCGTATTAGATGCGAGATTCTTACCGGTTGATGCTGATGCTTCATCGTCATATTTAACGCCACGTACAAAATCGTCGTGGGAGGCCATGATAAAGTCAGTAACCGCGTCTGCGTCGCCCCAATCTATTTCGTAACCACGGGCTTCTGAGACACCACGCCAATTCATCTCTTCGGCCAGGTCGCCTGCTATCTTAAATAGTTCTCTATCGGCATCAACGGCGCCTTTGTATGTCTGCTGGTTATCGTATCGGGCTGCTTGGTTGCCTTTCGCTGGAACATAGCCTGTCACTTCGCGCCATAGTTCAGCTACCGCCATTATGTATTCTGGTGAATTCTTAGCTAGGAAATCATTCGGCAATAGATTGGTCTTGTTAGCCAATATATCGAAGTCAACGACAGCCTTTGGGTGGTCTTCGCCAAATAAACTAAGTATTCCGCTCTCGCCAAAGGAAGAGAATGGCGACGGGCCTTTTGCAATAATGGTGCCACCGAAAAGGGGAATCCAGTCAGGGAGTGCGGTGACTTCTCTGTCTTTGTCCCGCTTCATCTCCGTGTTGATGGTCCCCATCATGTCGCGCCACTGGTCGTCGGCAAACTTCCATTGCCAGGTCTGATTGGGGGGAGCGCCAATCATCCGTAACTCGGGTATATTAGGGTCTGCCACTGTTCCTACCTCCCGGCATCATTATCTTCATAATCTTTTCTGCACCGACGTCACGTAGTAGTTCGGCTCGGCCTTGTGGTCCGAGGTTCTTGATATAGGTCTGAGCCTCGGATTTGGTCATTTCCTTTTCCATGAACTTCGTATCCTGATTCGCTAAGGCTGCTTCGTTGCCTGCCTGCCAGTCACCAAGTACGCTGAATACAGCGTTCGAAAAATCAGACATGCTGTCATCATATTGGTATTGGGACGTCATGCTCTTGATGCTCCTATCCGGCTAGGTTTAGCGGTGCCGGGTGTAAGTGGCTGCCGTAACGGCCTGAGCCCGCCAGTGCCCATCGTCTGATTGAGCGGCATGCCGTCTGGCCCCAAGACCGGAGGTTCTTCTGGAGCCATGGCTGGGCCGCCTCCACCTGGGGCTCCGCCTGGGGCACCACCGCCACCCTGGGTTGCCGCAGCCATGGCCTCTTGTTCTGCCCGCGCTGCTTCGATGGCCTGGAGTAGACCAGCTTCTCTCATCACTTCGCCTGCCAGTAGTCTCTGTACCTCTGGGTCAGTACGAATCAAGTCCTCTAGGAGCCGGCGCCGTTCGCCGGTCGCATCCTCAAGTCTGGCATCGGCAGACCAGTAGGTCTCCTTGGATTTCAGTCCTTGTTGGACCTCCCGCAAGCCTAGTTCCCGGTTCTGCAGTTGTAGTACCGGGTCTATAAGCTCGAAACTCACCCTTACAGAGTAGTTATGTTCGATGTCCTGGGGGGTAATCTTGTGGCCGTGGACATTCAGGCGCAGGGCCATGATGTCTATCAGTTGCAGTACGTGAGATGCCGACCTACTGGCTAGGTGTTCTAGCTGACGGGCCGGGGATGCGAATTTTCTGCCAGCAGCAGTTGAAAGTATGGCCTGTTGACCCACAGTTGAAACGCCCTGCTCCCGCACACCGGCCAGAGCCCGTGCGAATGTGCCCATCTCGATGTCTTTATCTAGCCATTCTTCCGATTGGAACATCCATCTGGGCAACTGTGGTATCTCCATCTTCCACACATCGCCCCGGTTCCCCATCTCGATGACATCGCCGGTAGATAGTTGCTCTTGAAGCTCGGCCGAGTCCATCGTGGTGCCAGTTGGGTTGAAAGTCGCCTCCATCAGAGCGTTATGCCGACCTGCTACGGCCTGGGCCTGGGCTTTTAAGACCGGCAGGACAGGCTCTAAGATGCCAACCGCCATATATGACGGGTCTACTTCGGTATAGCTGGTCACTTCCTGTCCAAACCCTGCATAGGCATGGCTATAAGGCACGAATCCCCAGGTATTCTTCTCAACGAAGAGCATGTCACCGTCGGCTACCATGGCGTGCCAGCACTCGGACCAGTATTCGTAGGTCTCAATCAGGGAGAAGGGTTCGTCGTCGCACTCCCACTTGGTGACAGAGCCACGTTTGGGCTTGCCGTTAGCGGTCATCCTGGCCTTGGTCATGTCCTCAAGGTCTTTGGAGTAGCGGTAGGTATGTTTGATTGCGACCTTTGGTTCTTTCTCGGTCGGGTCTAATAAGACTCGGGCAGGATGTGGTGCCCTTGTGCGGAAGGGCATCATCATCTCTGCCTTAGCTGCGGCTAATCTCTGCCTAGCTGTGTATTCCTCTTCGGTCTCATCCCGGCCTTTACGGGGCTTATCGTCCCTATCAGTCAAGACGTTACCGTCTAAGCCGTCTTCGACTATGGCGTACCCATATAAGAGAAGGTGCTTCCCGACCTGCTTCCAAGTAAGAGAAGGCTCAAGTAAAGACGCTTCGTCCATGATGGCCTTCAGTGCAGGCTCTACTTTGTCGGCACGGCGTTTGTGCATGACGCCTTCGGCGGCAGGCATGCGGTGGACTACCGGGTCGTGGGCCAACTGATGGTCAGTGGCGTGGTCAACGATGGACCTGGACCGGGCTGGCTTCAACCATTCTGGTCTGTTCAGTCCAGAGGGCCATATCTGGAAGGTCTGGTTGTAATAGCTGTCGATCTGCATCCACTTGGCATGGGTGCGGCTCCAGAGACCTTCTAAATGCTTGGCTAGTTTCTCTACATATTCACATGTAGGTTTTTCATCTAGGGGCATATCACCACCTTAGAAACCGTTTTACGCTGAAGAAGTCGCGCATCGGGTCGGGTTGCGCCTTGGGTCGGCCAGCGGCCTGGGCGTAACGTCGTAACTGCCACGCGATTCCCACGGCCAGTGGATAGTCATCATGGGCTCCGTACTGGGCTTCGATGCGGCCATTCTTCTTGGGGTTCCTGATGACAGAGAAGAACTGGGAGAGTCCTTCTTCACTGGGGACAGTGATGATGCGGGCTGACACAGCCTCGATAAGTTCGCCCCATAGCATGTACCTAGAGCGTTCATCCGTATGCCATCCCGCCTTGTCCTCATCTCTGTAATAGAGCCTTGGGTAGCGTGCCGAGCGTGCGTACTGGATGGTAAGTATGCCCCAGTCGTTATCTTCTATGCCCCATATCGGGTGATGGTACCGGGCCATGAGGTCGATAGAAGCCAGGGCTAATTGCTCTGGTGGCAGCGTATTCGTCTGTATGTCTGCCACCACGTACCCAGTAGCAACGTCGATTATAACAGTGACAGCATCGTCGCCGCCTGTGCCGTGGGATGTGTCAGTACCGGCAGCGTAGCGTTTACCAATCTGGAAGTCCTGATAGATGTTGGCCTTTTCCGGGCCGCATTGCATCTGTTCGATGGGCTTCTTCACATCATAAGACATCTGGTTCAGTATCTCGGGGTCGAACGCTGCGATGGTACGTGGCGGCGCCAGGGCTTCATCGTCGCTATTGGGGTATTCTTTCTCGAAGAGTGACCTGTCGTGGTACTCCTGTTGGCGGGCCAGGTACCATTCGTTCGTCCTGCCAGGTCTGACGTTCCATCCGTAGAAGACCCGTTTGAAGCCGTTAGCCGGGGCTTCTTTATAAAGAACCTTAAATAAGGAACGGGCGTTCATGGCATTGGAAGTGGAGACCACCACCAGTTGCCCGCCGTGGTCGTCGATGGTCGGCTTCACATCGGCATAGTTG